CCTAAGAGCAGCCTCACTTGGGTGTGCTTTTTTCAACTCCGCTTCTAAAGCAGAAGGAAGAATGCCTTGTTTAAGTGAGTTATTGAAAACTGATGTAAACTGTGGGTTAGACATGAGTGTATTAAAATCTGATTTTGTTGCCCAATTATTACCCAATCCTAAAGTTGTCGCAATGTACTGTGAAATCGTATCTTTAGCTAACTTGCTAGAAGGATCTGTTAATGGCCCACTATCAGATTGTTCACCATTAAGAGTTGTTACTGATTCTATTATTGCTTGTTGTTTTATCTGTGTTTGTGTTAAGGGATTAGCCAGAGATGATTTTCGATCTCTATAAATAGTTGAAAGACTTGAAGAGGGTACACCTTCTTTAGCTAACCTTTCAAAAGTATTCATTAAGATTTTAAGCTGAGGTGTTCCTTT